ATCGCGAATTCATGGCAGACGATGAACTTGGTGAAGCTCCCCTTGATCCAAAGACTTACGAAGGCGGTCACGCTAAACCGTTGAACGGCAAGCATAATAAATGGTGTGCAAGAGAATGTGAGCGTTGCACGAAAGAAAGAGTTCAATTATGCGCCCCCGTATAAATTAAATCACCATCCACAAAGGTGTTGCCCTTCACATTGGTGGCACCTTGGATATTAACCTGTCCAACCATATCCATCGTACCCTTAAACGCAAAATCACCCTCAAACAACACATTCTTACCGCCCTTCATGCCCTTCAACGAAATCACCGGCGCAGACAAAACAATTGCCTCATTTGAAGAAATACTAACAACCTCATTCGCATGAGCAGATAATTTACCACCACACGTCACCGACCCATCCTTCACAATATTCACGGTCATATTATGCGTTTTCAAATCATAAATCACAGACGACCCATCAGCATACAAAATTTCATGCTTGTGAGGATCATTAAAATGGTAACGCATCACCGTCCCATCGGCGAAAGCCGTCTCACTCAAATGGCTGTCACCAGATTCTTTCCAATGATATTTTTCAACCGTCCCATCGGCGAGCGTATCCGTGCGAAGATGTTCCTGCTGCTCATTCCAAACATATTCCCACGTCCGACCATCGGCATAAATCTTTTTGCGTTGATGAACCTTATTTTTTTCATCCCACAAATACCAAGTGACATGCCCGTCCTGCCAAGTCCAACGTTGATGATGCGTTTGCGCTTTTTCATCCCACTGATAAAAATACTCAGTCTTATCGGCATGAATCCAATGATGAGCATGAAACTGCTTCTTTTCATCCCACAAATACCGATACTCCGCTTTATCGGCAAACAACCAATGATGAAAATGCGTCTGGTTTTTCTCATCCCACTGATATTCAAACAGTGCAGCATCCGGCCACTTAAAATGCCGGCGATGAATCTGCGTGTCTTCGTCCCATAAAATCTCATGGTCTAACTTATCGGCATACAAACGATGCTTCCAATGGCGGGGAGGCACCCCCTTTTTATCGCTATTCGTCTCTTTCTTGCGTGGTGTGCGATCTTCGCGAGTATCCTTAAACCAATCCATGTACAGCGTACCGTCTTCAAACACCGTGCACAACCGATGTAAATAGCGATCATACTCAGTCATCATGCCATCTTTAAACCGCTTGCGATAAACAGACTCACGCCAAGGTCGTTTATCCTTGCTCAAATCATCAAAACCAACGGGCGGACGAAAATCATCAGTTGGCAACGCACCAATAATAAAGGCTTGCGTGGGCTCGCCCGCGGGTGCAATCACCACAACCTGCTCACCTTTTTCATACGCCCAATATTCTTGATCATTTCCAGCACGACGGTGCATTTGGGGAATCCAATAATATTTCTTATCAGACATTTGCACGCGATACAAGGCACCACGAAACCGATTCGCCCGATCCTCATTCGTAAAATGCGACGGATCATCTTCCGGCTTCGCAGAGTCTAACTTCCCCTCATTATCATAACGACACTCGACAATTTTACCAATCCGAATCGTAGCGTCCACCCGGTTCGCTTGATCCGCTGTCTCAAATCCCCCGCTCCCGCCCGGTGGTGCGCCATTGATTCCCAGTGCCATAACCTATTTTCTCGCTAACCAACGACCCACTAAAAGCGCAAACGAATCATCAACCTTCGCCCCCAATGCCGCCCCAATTTGCTGAAAAGAGATTGCTGACTGCTTTTCATTCTGAGCTTCCGCCGCCTGTTGCAACTCAGCAAAACCAGCGTGAATAACATCCTTCACTTCTTGAGACAATCCCATCTCATTGATTGCCTTGATGGGAACGGGCAAACTAAAATGAATCTCCGTGTTATCCCGCCCCACCACATTTTGAGCGGTCACATTGCCACTAATACCACCAAAATTAATACCGCCTTCCACTTCAGCCATGTTTATCTCTCCCTGTAATATCTTTGGCTTTTAAATCACCATCAACGTTAAAATTCGTACCCAAATTTACCCGTGCCTGCGCCGCCTGCCCCAAGGCATCAATCAACTTATTCCGTAACCGATTGGATTCATCCTCGTTACCCGACCTACCATCACGCAACAATACCATCATTGCATTAGACACCATTGAAAGTTTAGTGTTAATATCCTTTAAATGATCTATAATAGGGCTATTTCCACTCTGCAAGATAATCTGTAGCAAACTATTCTGCGTTTCAATCTCAGCAATTGCTACCGCCATCAAATCTATCGCCCGATCACATTTTTCCTTACTCTTACGAGATTCTGATATTTGCGCTTCAGCAAGTTTAATTGCTTGATCCGCAGATTGTTTTGCCTTCAAACACTCCTCAGTCTTACGTTCAGACGCTGCAATACTGTTGCGATACAATTCTTCTTGTTTTGCAATGACTTCGCGAGACTCTTTAAGTAATGCTAAAACGTCCGTGCTGGTATTTGTTGCCTCGGTCATCCTGACCATCCGTAGCTAATTTTTTTAATAATTGATTATTTCGTAGCGTATTCTCATTTAAGTCACCCAACAATAAAGCTAACTCATCTTTCTCCTCACCAGAACGCTCATAAATTTCTTTCAGTAATGTTAATTTAACGAATAAGTCTGCAAACTCAGGGGCGCAAGGCTGTTCTAAGGGTTCACGATCAATCACATGGTTAATATTGCGCTCAAGACATTGAATTGAATCTAAAATAGATTTTGAGATGATGCGTGCAACAATAAATCCCAAAAATATCCCCAAGGCTATTGAAATCAACCCTAATAACAATGATTCGTGCAATGTGTCCGTGTGATGAGTGAATACCTCAAACAGCATTAACAACGAGAAAGGTATTGCCGCAACCAAAACGCTTAATGTTGAACCAACAAATAATCGTGTTGCAATGGAAACACGGCATAAATTAAAAGATGTCGTCATAGCAATTCTGGTTTAATGTTTTTCTTGATTGTCAATTGAACGTCCGCCGCTCGAAATGTATTGTAGGGGGAACGTTGCAGTAAATATCCGTCCGTAATTTCTCCAAAAATACACGCAATTACACCCAAATCCCCGTCACTGATTAAGTCAGAAAAACTGGTTGCTTTAAAACTGAATTGCAGTGCCAACCCTTTACTAGGAATATCAAGCGTATTTTCTGAAGGTCTGATAATCAGTGGATTAACTGCAAGGTGTGCAGCAAGCGGTGTGGGATCAATGGGTGAGTGAATATCGCTGTGAATACGCACCATACACTCCCCAGAAAATCCCGCGACGGTATCCCATTCAATTTGTTCACTGTCCTTTTGAATTGATTGCAAAACAATCCCTTCGCCGAGGAACAGCACGGTAAATCTTGAGCTTTGCCATGCGTCACCCACCGCCTGCGGCAAAACTTCGTGCGCCACCCGTGTGATATGATCGGAGATGAGTTCTCTCAAAAATTTCATCGGTTAATCCTCATACATTGTTGTATCATCAAAGAAGATTACCGCTTCAGGGAATTCTTTAAAAATTTCATCCGCTTTGGATAATATTTTTCCAATCTGCTCGTCAAGAAACCATTTGCCTGCCATGATGTCTTCTACACTACCAAATTTTTTAGCCAATTTAGGGCAGAAATCAGTGTGTTCCGGAAAGTAATTCGACAGAAAAGAAATTAAACCTTCTTTATTATTGTAGAGATAAGGAGTAAAATGTATTTCGATATTGGGCAGTTTAAAAAAGTCGCGGTATTTTACAATCTCAGTGTAAACACCCGCTTTTTTAGGAACTTGAAATCGAAGCCAATGCTCAAATTGTGGTCGCCCAGCAATTTCTTCTAAGTTGTTTTGCCATACCATTCCAACCACGGCATCGGTCAAAATACCCATCATATTATTTTCAATTGCCCAGTGATACATTGCACGGCGTTCATGATCTAAACCGGGATGCCCAATCACCTCACTGGCAACAATCTGCTTAATCACCGCAGGCTCAGTAATCCACGGAGCAATCACTCTGGTATTCATCGTTTCCCACTCCCCGTCAGTGTAGTGTTTTGCTCAGTCATTTAACGCTCCCCGCTACCGTGTAATTTATTCTGCTTCTTACGTTTTTCGAGCTTTTCAACATTAGCGGTCAGAACTTCCGCGACGGTCATGCCATGATTTTTAATGACCAACTCCAACAGCGCAAATAACCGCAGCAACTCATTAGCGATTTTTTCCTTTAAGCCCAACGTGTTATTGTCACGATATAACTTTTTAACATGATTCGCAATTTTCCCAGAAATCATCATTGCTTCAACTTCAAACGGATGAGAAACTGTACGCTCAATTTCTCTGAGTATCGGTGCTATATCCATTGTGACCAGATTTAAATCAACACACTTTGCCAGCCGCGTTGCGTACCAGTGGCAATCCCCAATTTCGTCCAGTGCCAGTTGCGGATTATCCTCATATTCCTCACGAACCCACTCGGCAATTTCGCCATTGATACCGAGACCCAAATACATGATTTCATTGACTGCCCCCGTGCCTGCAAGCGGATAATCGGCGGTGTTACTTGTCCACGATTGATAACCTAATAAATTCATTATTTCCTCTCTCTCACAGATTTTTTGATTCTTTCGAACGTATCTTCACCTTTGCTACGAAAACCACGATACATTTCAACCGGATGAGGATTTAATTTTCCTAATTCTTGAATCGCGGTCTCGTCACTCATCACCACTTCAATACTTTGAATTCGGTTGAAAGTTTTCATCGTTATAAAAACAGTTTGTAATCAGTATTTAGAGCGCGAGCTAATTTCTTAGCTGCTTCTTCATCAATAGGCTGTTCACCAGATTCCATTTTTAAAATATGATGCTCTGAAATCCCAGTTAATTCTGCTAATTGCTTCCGAGTTAATTTCAACAACTTGCGAGTTTCTTCCAGAACAATTCCGTTTTCTTCAGCGGTTGTCATATCAGGAAACGCTTCACGCCAAGGTATTGAATCATTCATCAAAAATACTCCTTCCCACTCGAATCGACTGGCGGTAAACTCTTACCCAAAGGAATCACCGCCATCCGAAAAACATCGCTTTTATCAAACGGATACACATGCTCAACCTGATATTCCTGTCCCCGGTAAACCACAACATCCCCTTTCAAAGGCACATACCCGCCACAATCCACCTGTGCGATAGTGACATCATGCCCCTTACTTGAAATTTTTTGTTGATACCCAAAGCCCGGCTGCTCTGTCGCATTCGCATCAAACAACGCAACCAAATCAAGAGATTGCCCCGCTTGTGTCCGATAAACCACAGATTCCCCAGCATCGTGAATCATCCACGACACATCATTCGCCACTTGAGGTATCAACCAATCCGCCATATCAAGCGACCAAATTCTTGATTAAGTAATTCGCCTGCTTTGCAATCACATTCGGCTTTACCCAACGCCGGCAACGAATTACCGTGCTTTGGATAGCCTCTTCACGATAAGATTCCACAATAATATTACCCGTCCCGCCCGTCCCGCTACGTTTTGCCCACATAAACGTCCGTCCAAATTGAGGGCGTTGCAAATTCGGCGAATTATCCACTCGTAGCAACGACACATAATTTGACGACCAAATATCAGTGATCACCGTTTTTTTGCCCTCACTGGTCGGGTCATAAATCGACTTAGGTGACAATATCGTAGGCACACCAAAATACGTTGCCAACATCGACAATTGCGCTGCCCGTCCTTCCACCAGATGCGGCTGTGTAAACTTCAAGTAATCCACCAGCTTAGGATGCTCCAACAACACATCTAGCACATCATCATGAATCACCATTATATTGGGCGCAATCAAACGGTCATAACGCATTTCCTTCAAAATCGCTCGAAAATCTGTACGGGGATCGGAAGTGGAATCGCTCCAAGGCTTTGTCAACGTCTTCACCTTGCCCGCGTTAGCCTCATCCATCACCGTATCAGCCACTTGCTTCTCATAACGGCGCAAAATTGCATCCATTGACCGCTCAGTCGCCAACCGTTCCACTTCAAAATAATTCTTATACAACACCACCTCAGTGTCATCAACCGCTTCTTCTGCTTGATGTTCTTCAGTGGTAAAAGGTTTCATCGTGAACTCAAATTCGCCCCGGCTCGAACCCGTGCGTGGGGCGCGTTTGGTTTCACGGATTTTCAAAAAGTTTTCCATTGGCAAAAATGGATACTGCCCTGAAGTTTCTTGCACCACAAAAATCGGCATTAATTGCTGACCGATAAAATCCGTCTGGGTTTGCTGCAACGAAAATTCTTCAGCGACATCAGTTAATTCTGGGCGACGTATCGCATTGGTAAGACGCATATCCTTACGCTCCTGCTAAATTAAGTTTTCAAAATATATTCAATGAGATCGCCGTCTGCACTGACAGAATTCAACGCGATTGCATTCAATACCAACGTACCCGTGTCAGAAATCTTACCACCTGCCGCGGCATACAATTCAGCCCCACGAGCAATAGCTTTACTCGCAATCCCATTAAAAGTTCCCCCTCCGCTGTTTAATCGCACTGTCACTGCCGTTCCTACATTCCCAGTGGTAGATTGATCCGTGTATGGAGTTGGAACAAGTAACCCGATCCAGTTGGCATCATCAGCGTCGGCAATACTCACGGTAGGCAAACCCGTAGCTGGCGTTGGATTAATTTTAACGCGTAGCCAAGGGGCTATATTTTCAGCCGCTGTGAAAGAGATTTGATTATGTGGACTATGCACGACGGTCACCCTTTGGATTTTGTTCAGCTAAATAAGCTACATGAGCCTCTGGATACATTTCAATGGTCTTCGACATCGCATCAGAATGTTTTAATGTAGGATTTGCAGCCTTCACCTCAGCCAATAACTCCAAAAAGCCTTTGCCCTTAGCCGGATCAACATTAAACGTCGTGTTCCCTGTTGTATTAGGCACTTGAGGCGTGGCACTCAACGTCGCCCGTAATTCAATCAGTTTACGCTGTGCCATTTGAGGCGTACACGCAGAATCACTCAGACAATCGGCGCGTAGTTTTTGATACTTCTCACCGTGAAACGTTTCCATTGCCACGACAGCAAAATAATCCTCAATCCCACTCACCCGTTGTTGTTCAGCTTCGCGGGCAGCAACCAACTGATTGATTTCGCCATCTTTTTCAGCAACCAGACCGGTTAATTGTGCCAACTGCTTTTCCATCCGCTCAAAACCCGCCCGCAACCCTTTAAACTCTGGTTCGATAGCGGCAAAAATCATCGCATTAATCTGTTCTTGTGCTGCTTCTGACAACACGGTACTGGTTTTATTACCATTCAACATAAATGAACTCCCGTTTAAACTTGTAAAAAACTGGTTAGAACTGCACACCCCGTTGACCATGTGCGACGCGTCACGCCCGACAAAGACCCCGCCCTTACCATAAAACTCAATCACTTGATTACGCGTCACTTGGCGATAATTGGCGATATCCCCAATAAACACCGCTTCTAACGCATCCAACGTCTTACGAATCCCTGCCTGCCCATCCTCAGTCTCAGGATTTAACCGTTTATTCGGCGCATGGGTTGAAGTGATTGCAATCTCACGAATACCATCATATTTTTCAAAGGTCTGCACCACACCAATTGACCCAACAATCGCAGTTTCAGCAATAAAAATCGGTGTTGACGAGGCTAACCAATACGCCGCTGAACAACATAACCCATTGACATAACTTGAAATCGGTTTGACTTGTTGCAACTGATGAATAGTTTGCGCTAATTCTTGAATTCCAGTCACCGTCCCGCCCGGACTGTCAAAATGCAGCACAATTTGCGAGACATGCTTCTGATTCACCGCAGCGTATAGCAATTCAAAAATACCGGTCACTGTCGAAAAGCCAAACCACTCTGCCCACACTGGCGCATTGATAATAGGTGCGTCAATATGGATAATTGCGATATCACCGCGTAACTCCCCCTTTTCTGATTCAAGTCGCGAGTCAATCGGAGTTGCCGTAGCCAACTGAAGCAATAGCTGGTGAAATTGAGCGGCAGCTTTGGGGTAAATAGCTAAAAAATCACGCATCATTATTATCCGTAGATGTTTTATCGGTAGCAGGGGCAGGCGTTTCTGGATTTACACCGGTGGGATTACCGTCAGCACTGGTCGTAAAACTAATTTCATGGTCTTTATCGCGTTGCGTTTCCACGATAATTTCTTGATACACATCGTCAGGATTACGTCCGGTAGCACGAATTTGATTAGTTCTGGAATCCAGACCGGCTTGAATAGTTTGAATTTTTGCATTGACTTCTTTTAACGGGTCAATCCAAGGCATTACCGGAGCTTTATGCGATGCTCTGAACAAAGTAGTAGGCAAAATTAATTTAGCGGGAATTTTAACTTGCCCATATATAATAGAGACTTGTAGAAATCGCTCATACAACGGCTGTACAAATTTATCAATAAATAGTTTAATCCGCGTATCAATTAATTTCTGTGTCTCAACAAGAGCTTGCCGTTCCGCACTATAAGAACTTTGGTATTTACGCATCAATGTTGACGCAGACACACCCATACCCGCCGCAACTGCCCGCAAAACATCATCTCGAAACGCAATCACTTCTGGATTCGGTCGCCCATTAGGGTTTAACATTTCAGCCGTTTCCCCAACGTCCAACCCGTCCAACACCATGCCCGGATAAAACCGTTGAATTTCTTGCCGTCGATTCTGAGAGTTCGCCTCGTATTCAGCACTACGTTCGATTTTCAGACCGATAGCCGCACCCATTTTGACGGCGGCAGTTTCATAAGTGTCTATTTCTGCAATATCTTGAATGCGATGCGTCACCGCGTGCAGGGCTGAAACACCACGAGTTTGCCCAATGCGCTTAATCAATTTCAAATGCAGGACATCTTGCGCGGTGACAGGAATCATTTCCCGCTGAGTGGCTGAGAAATCCCCCGGATGATTGCGATAAAACCAGAATATGACCGGCTTACCATATTCATCTTTTTGAATACCTTGAATAATATTTAAGTCATGCCGGTTGTACTCTATCGGCAACTGTTCAGATTCTAGGAGTTGTACGCTCAAAGGCAGGCGAGTTTCATGACGGTAGCCAGTTCCTTCATAAAAACGCATAAAACATTCACCATCCCGAAACCATGAACGACAGGCAAGTGATTGAATTTCCATGCCACTGCACACGCCAGCAATGTCAGGCTTTTTCATGAATTCTTGCCACAATTCTTTTATTTGTTCATTTAATTCAGTGAATGGCGAACCATCTTTGCGTTTTAACAGCGGTTCAGTGATGACGCTTGTACCAACCACCGACGCAACGAAATTATCTATTGCCCCAGTACCATAATCCGAGTTTGCATCAATCCATCGTGCTTTTTCAGCCAAGGTTTTTGCAGCAATCCCAGCAGAATAATCGGCATTGCCATAGTCAAGTTTCAGCGAATCACGATGCCGCGTTGCATTATTTGCCCCCTCATACACGGCAAAATAACGTTGTCGCTCAACTGCCCAGCGAGGACTGACCGTAGCAATAAAATCTTCTAACCATTTATTCATTGGAAAATTGCGCTTTACTGAACCGAGATCGTGGAGTGTTTAATCCGTCAACTTGGTTTTGCCAATAAGTAATTGTTCGACGCACTTCAGCTAAATTGGCTCGTGTCACTTGGCGTTGCCCTGACGGTGTGGTAATCATGTAACTTTGGGCTTGCGCGAGGGCTAATTCGGCGGACAGCCATGCGTCTAAATGTTGTTGGGCAATGTCGCGGGTCATGGGGATAACTGACAGGTTGTTTTTGTCTAACATACCAAAAAAGCGAAAATGTCCGAAGGGGGGGACATTTAAATTTTTTGCAAGCGAGAGTGAGTATGCGATAATAAAATCATCATTGTCTAATCATCATCGAATCATCATGAAAAAAACGGTTACTTTAGAGTCAGTTAAGCAGGCAATTATGGAATTGGTTGCAGACGGCGAGGCGACTACGCTTGAGGCAATTCGTCTGAAAACCGGCGGGAGTCTCAAAATTATTACTGAATATCGTCGGTTGATATTGGGTGGCGGCGGGGAGAGTCAAAAAAATGATTTGTCGCAGGCTTGATACTTGGTACGGTAGCGTAGTTGGTAACGCGGAAGCCTAACCCGCTTCAGATCGGTGGTTCGAGTCCACCCTGTTCCCGCCTTTTAAAGCTCAACGATTAAAGATTAAGTTGAAAGCTAAAAGATTAAGTGATTAAGTTCAAAAGCTGAAAGATAAGCGATAAAAGAATTTAAAATCCGTGGTCTAAGTTTTGTAAGTGTCGGCATTGACTTCGTTGTGTACTCACGGCTGGTATATTCATGGGTTAATCTATTTATGGAAGGTTGGCAGAGTCTGGTTTATTGCACTTGTTTTGAAAGCAAGCATGGGGCAACCCGTCAAAGGTTCAAATCCTTTACCTTCCGCCAATAATTAGGGTGTAATACTCCTTGATTAATAATACTCATCCCCATGCTGCACCCGCCGCCCGACCGGTTTAACCGTGGTTGCTTGCGGAGTGGGGAGGGTAGGCTTTACGGTAACATGTTGTTGCAATATCGTTTTTAAACGCAGTTTCATCGCCAAAAAATAATTAATGACCACTGCATCAAGCACATGATTCGCCCCCGTAGAAACCCATTCACCTGTATCCGTAAACTGTTCAGCCGTCAATTCCTTAAAAAATTGCAATGGAAGATTGTTCGGATAATACCAGCGTCCCACCCGCGTTAAATCCCATTCTAGCCGTGCATAAACCTCATGCTTGAAAAAACTCGTGTCCAATGACCACAAAGTCAATCCCCGCTTTACCTGCTTACCTCTATGATTAATATCAATTTTACTTGCAGAGAAAGGCTTATCCATTGCCCGCGAAGCCCCCTTTGTGGCAACCGTGCGCCCCCGTTTACGGCAAAATTCATAAATAATATTACGATTTGGGCTGTTTTTATCCATACCACTAGGATTAAAACCAGAATCAATGCCGATTTCGCGAATAAAAAATCCGCCAATGGGATTGTCAATATAACCGTGTTGTAACGTCTCCCACACGTCATCATAATGAGTCTTGCCAAATAATTCTTCATATTGAATCACATACCCTTCTAATTGTCCCTCACGCACTGCCCAACCCATCACCACAACCACCAACCGATCCCGCTGCACATCCACGCCCGCAGTCAAGACTTGTACCGGTTCAGGAATTTCGCCCAATTGATAATTCGACTCATGTCGTTGTTCAGCAAGTTTTTCCCAAGCGGGTGCATCGCCCTGCTCGCCATACACTTCACCAAATTCAGTATTCAGTACGACTTGAATTCGACCCTTATTACCTGACCGAACTACTTGCCATAATTGCAATGCCCGCTTTGACCAATTCAACCAAGGACTACACAACCCGTTGACGTGAAAACTTGCTGTGGGATTAGCAGAAATCTCGCCCATGATTTGACCATTTTCAACCCATTGACCGGGGCAAATCATTAAGCCTTTCGCAATCATACTATATTGATTATTTGGATGAATTTCTGCGCCGCAATGAGGACAAATTAAGCGCGCTTGTTTTTGTACTATGTCAGGGTTATCAACACTTGGAAAATAAAGCAACTTCGACTTAGGCGCGAAATACTGTCCACAATACGGGCAGGGCAACATAAACTCACCCTTTGTTCCTTCCTGCCATAGTTGCCA